ACAACTTTAAAAACAGGTTGGGGTGCACAAGCCTGGAATGGTGGCGGTGCCTGGGGACAAACTTCTAATCAAGTTATTACCTTAACTGGTCAATCAATATCATCTAGTTTAGGATCACCAACAGTTGTAGACATGACTGTAGGTTTAAGTGGTCAGTCTATTACATCTTCTCAAGGCACAGCTTTCAATCCTGTGGTTGTATCAGGTATATCTGCATCGTTTTCTGTTGGATCATTAACTGTAGATGATGTTCACCAAGGTTTAACATCAAGTGCAATAACAGCATCTGTTGGTACAATTACACCTGCAGATCTAACTATTGGTTTAACTGGTCAGTCAATAACTGTATCACAAGGAACAGCAAAAGCACCAAATCAAACTGTAATAGTTTCAGGTCAGTCAATGACCTTATCACAAGGCACGGCCGCAGGAATATCTTCACAAGAGGCACAATTAACAGGTCAGTCTATAACATCTAGTTTAGGTAGCGTTACAATACCAAATGCTACAGCACAGTTATCTGGTGTATCAGCATCGTTTAGTTTAGGAACTCTTGTAGGATTAGGTGGAGCTGTTGCTCAACCAACTGGTCAATCAGCTACAGCAAGTGTTGGATCTTTAACAATAGAAGAGGGACTAGGACTAACAGGTCAATCATTTAGTGCTAGTGTGGGATCAATATCTTTAGCTGATATGCAGGTTGGACTAACTGGTCAGTCATTTAGTGCTAGTATAGGAACGGTTAATATCTTCGCATATGGAGATGTTGACACTGGCTCAAATACGTCTTATACTAATGTTTCAACTGGTTCGAATAGCACAATTTCGGATGTTGCAACTGGATCAAATACAAGTTATAGTGACGCTGCATAGGAGATAATTTA